TTGCACTTTTAAATAACTACCAAAACAACTCACATCAGCCACCGTGCGGCCAATATCCGATACTTCATCGTCCGCAGTTGCAGCCATGGCATCATCAATTTTGCGAAGTTCACGCCACGTCGAAATTGACGGTGTGCCATAAAACTGGAATTGACGAATGCCCCAAAGATTTGCCCACGCACTCACACGTTGCACGTTTTCAAGTAATGTCAGATTTTCTACTTCATCGGACATTTCTTTGCCTTGTTTACCTGCATAGATATTCTTGGCGATGTACTTCGCCACATAACCAATGGCAGAACCTTTGGTTGGATCAATTTCTTCTACTTTGAAACGGTATTTTTTCGCACCGAATTCATCGCCATCTAATTCCAACGCTTTCTTGCGGAATAGATGAATAACGTCATCTTTATGTTCAGGTTTTACATACATCAGCAAGTGCCAATGCGGTGTGCCATCGTGATGCGGTTCAACACCACGAAAGCCAAAAAAACCGATTCCACGTTTGGCAAACTGCGCACGCAACTGTGCCCACACTTTATTTAAGTAACGTTGCGTATAACGAGGGCTTGCACCTTGCCATTTTTTATTGTTTTTGCCTGTTTCATGCGTCGCGTGGAAAGAGGATGGCGCAGTCAGCGTAAGAAAAAGTGACACAAAGGAATTTTCTGTCGCCCATTCATCAATACCACGCAAGCGGTTCATGGTTTCCTGGAAACGGATAGCAGGATTTGCCACCGATTTTTTCCACATTTCAATCAACGGCATTTGTTCGGTGCTATCGTCTAGATTTTCTAATACCATTTGTTGCAGATATTCGAGGTTATCTGCACGTTGCGCACGGTAGTCATTAAATGCACTTTGCGACACATAAGGGCTCACTTTTGCCGATACTGCACCACAGCCAATCTCCACATGTTCTTTCAATCGTTTTTGTGCCGTGGTGAGTTGGCGTTTCCAATGTTTTGGGCAAACTGATTTATTAAGATCAACCTCAATGTCATTCACATCTAAGAAACGGTTATCTTGATAAGCGAACCAGTGCTTTAACGGAAAACCAATATCAGCACACACTTCGCCCACTAAGCGATAAAGGTCACGAGAAAGTGCGGTGAAATCATCAAGAGATATTTCCCCACGCTCTTTCCGCTCCGCTTGTTCATTGACAAAATCAGACTGTAATTTCGTAAACAACATAGCTAATTTGTCTGCCATTTCTTTTAGCTGATGTTCACTTAACAAATAAAACGGAAAGTTAGCCGCTTTTTTGCCTTTTGAGAGGGCGACCACTTGTGAATGTGTATCACGATCAATCAACCAATCAAGGCTAACGTGATAATGTTGAAAAACGGCTTTCAGGCGATTAGTGAGAATTTCGCGCAAATAGATGTTCGCATACGCCGCCTGTTTATTGCCGAATTTAAACCCAATAGAGCCATCATCTTTCACGCCATTGAACGCACGCAACCACACATGGCGAAAATGCTCACGTTGGCGTTTGCGAGGGAGCGCAGAAAGCAGTTTTTCAACATAATCGAACTGGTGCGGCGCAACAGAAAATAATTCCATTTGCGCCGATGTCGCTTGAGCAGTATCGAAAGTGCGGTCAACATTCACCGCACTTTGCATCATCACTGCACGTGCATCTGCCATCGCTTGCTCACGTTTGGCAAGGTTGGCATTACACTCAAGTTCCCAGTTCATCATCAAGAATCCTTACATTGCCGTATTGGCTAAATATTCACTGTGATATTCAAAATATTCTTTGATTTTGTTGTTGGTCGAACTCACTGCACTGAGTAATTCTTCCAAACTCAACATTTCATATTGGGCTAAGTCATAACGGCGTACTTCTTCGATTGCACCCCAAATTGTGTTATGTAAATTGCCCACCGTTCTTGTTTTTTGTTTGCCATACCAACTATCCTGATCGCCAATCACTTCAACCACTTGAAAGCGAGTGCCAATAGGTAAAATTTCTAGCGTTGCGCCACAATCTAGCGCGATACAAACATTGTTTTCCATTATTCTTTTTCTCCTTTACCAACGTCTATCTAGCACGTCTGTAATAAACTCAATTAATCCCATTACCGTCACAGCCACGCCAAGAACGGCAAACACCACCACGAAAAACATCACTAAACAACTTGTCATTTTCTTTTCTCTCTCCAGTCCGCCCATTCGGCGTGTTTTTTCATTAATTCTCGTTTCGCTTGAATTGCAATATCGCCCAAACGGATATATTCACTAAATGCCTTATTCGCTGATTGTTCATCGCCCTTATCTAAGTGATAGAAATAAGCGAACAATTGTTCTTGCGCATTATCTAGCTTGTGATAAACATCTTTTGCACAAAAAGACAAAGCACCACGGCTTAAAATTATTGCTGCCATTTGTTATTCCTCCATCGTCTTATCAATTTGAGTAAATTCCCGCTCTGTTACGCCTTGTGAAAACATTCCCGAAAGTAACCGCACTTTACGTAGTGCACGGGCTATTTTGCGTTGTCCTTGTTCTGTGTAGTGATGGAGCTTTGAACCTGTTAAATGCCCTGCACGTAAATCTGAAAAATCTAAATCGGCTAATTCCAACAGCATTTCTCGAAAGCCTTGTTGTAAACCGTCAAACTCTCGTTCTACACGGAATTGGCTTTTGCTTAACGAGTGCAGCGCATCATCGAAACTTCGGATTTCTGGCACCTTTACTTGATTTACACGACACCATTTTTCTGCGGCAGATTCCGTTTCATCGTCAAAGCAATAAGGCATTAAGGCCATCACTCACCCCCATTTACTTATTTACGGAACCACCGAGCAAAGCGTTGGAAAATGCTTTGTTCACGTGCCCACTGTGCTTCTTCAAGTAATGCAATGCGATCACTGAGTGATTCATTCAGCAATACTTGCTGGGCATTCACGTTTGCTTGGTGCGAAATAGCCCGTTGTAATAATTGAATATTGCGAGCCTGTTCTTGCACGGTTTTGTTTAACTGCCACACATTCACACGGCTACGCGGCGTGTTTTTTTCTTTGCTGTACACATATTTTTTGCTTGTCATTTGCTCAAACTCCTAAATTTTGGTTGCAAAAATCCTGTCGAATGAATTTCTTCAAACGACGGTGGGTAAAAATTAAAAGGAAATTAAGAATTAATCGGCTTCGATTTGAATCTGCCGTGGATCAATATTCTTGCGTGATTTTTCTGATGCTGTCCACGTTGCAATCTCATGTGCATCACGCATACCAAGGCTGCGTTTAAAATTGGACAGAATGATTTCAAAATCGCATTCAAAATCACGACAACGTGGATTACAGCACACCAGATGACCTTTAAAATAGGTCAAACTAATGGCACTTGATGTATCAATGTTTAAAGGCCCTTCACAAATAGGGCATTTCACTAATGATTTAACGGTAAAACTTGGATATTGGGACACACTCACCACCTTTTGTTATACTTGCCCCAAAAAGGAGCCATTATGAAAACACGTTTACTTATTCCTGATACCGATGTCGAACTTTCGGCATTTATTGCACAACACGCGGAAGATAAAGCACACTGGGATGTTTACGACCCGACTTATCGTGTAGGGATTTCCTATCTTGGTATTGTGTATCGGGAAATTATTTGCCAGTCATACGTCGAATTTTTAGCACTTGAGACTTTTCTAAAAAAACACGGTGATTTCGTGCTTGAAGCACCGGGCAAATTTTATCGGCGTTGGGCATTAATGGATTGATTTCCGATTTAAAATGCTGTTGAAGATACCCATTTCTTAACAATAATTGTGGATAGGTAAATTCAAATTCATCACGCACATTGTGGCGAATTGTCACATTGGCGTTATGCACTAAGCCCTGCTCAATCAAAATTGCCACCGCATTTTGCACGAAGGGCAAATCATCACAGTTTTCACTGGGTTCAATCCACGCCACGATTTCGCCATATTTGTTGCGTTGAAAATGAAATGTACCCTTGGCAAGGGTTTGCCATTGTGGATCTTGCACAATGCCTGCCACTTCTTCTTCAAATTTTTCCACGCCTGCTTTCTTCACATAAGCCAAGGCATAACGCAGCATTTCCACATCTCTTGCACTAAATATTGCCTGATTATTTTGTTCACACATACACACCTTCTTTTGTCCTATACTCTCCACATTCCCCAATATGGATTGCACGGTTATTAATCTGCTAGTCCCAATCCTTGACGAATTAACATTCGTCCTAATGCAGCTTTGGTTGCTAGCCCTAAATTTTCTCGCTTGTGTTCAAACGCTTTACCTTCTTCTACGTTTAACGTCATATGAAATGCCACAGACACTTCTCGCGTTGGTCTTGGTTTACGTTTTGTTTTGTGAACGCTATTACTTTCTGACATATCGACATATCCTCTTATATTGTTTATATTTTCAACTCCACTACTTAAAAAGGAGCTTAAAATGAAATCGAAATACCTTATTGACCCAACCACCTTTGAATTGCCCGCCTTTGATGCTCAAATAACCCAATATGTTGAAGAAAAAGGAGAAGACCCTTGGGGTTCAACAAATTGCTACATCGGCATCTATCATAACGGCGTTTTATATCGTCGCCTCACTGCAGAAGGCTTAACCGAATGGGTGGGTTGCGATAATTTTCTGTTTTCGCTTGGCTTAACTAAGATTGAAGCTAAACAGGGATATGATTCTCTGTTTGAACAGCCAGCTTAATTTGCTCAAACTCTTTCTCAAATTGGGTTATGCCAGCTTTTTTAATGTATGCCAGTGCGTAGCCCATCATTTTTACATCCTGCGGCGTAAAGGTTTCTTTTGCTAATTGGCGATCAACCTTCACAATCACATCCATCTTCTGCTCATAAGCCGCTAATAGTTCGCGTTTGGCACGTTCAAATGCGAACACCGCTCTCGCCTCTTCGAAGCCATATTTGGCAATCACCTTAAACACACAGTCCACGACATCTAAGTCGTTCTCGCTCATGGTGCTTTGTGCCAACTCATCAAATCGATTACTCATCTTGAATTCTCCAAAGTTTGTTTCCATTGTTTAACTATTCCGAATCACAGCCCAATCCACATCGGGGCGTAAATCTTCGGCTCTTACTTTTCCTTCTGTTGCTTTGATAATAGCGGGAATATATTTCACATCCATTTTTCCACCCTTTAGCCACTGATTTACAGTTGGCTGACTAACGCCGCATTTTTTAGCTAACGCTGATTGCCCGCCAGCTTTTTCTATTGCTTTAACTATAAAAACATTCATAAATAATTTCCTATAACTAAGTTTTAGCTATAGATTATAGGTTTAACTATCTATAGTCAATAGCTAAATAAAAATTTATTTTCTATAGCTTTAGTTATAAAATCAAAATATAGGAGAAATTATGGCAACTTTATCTGAACGCTTGACTTCATTAATGTATGAAAAAGGCATATCCCAAGCGGAATTGGCAAGATTAATCGGCATTAAGCAGCCTTCTGTTTTTAAGATTTTGAGTGGCGAAACTAGAAACCCTAAAAAAATCTTAGAAATTGCGACCGCACTTAATGTGGACCCGCATTGGCTAAAAACAGGTGAAGGCGACCCTGATCCGTCTTATCGCATTGTAGAAGTGAGCGAACCGCAAAACCCAAACACAGTGCGGATTGATATTTTGGACGTGGAAGTGAGTGCCGGAAATGGGGCGTATTTAAGCCCAACCGAACAAGGCTTACTTTCACAAGAATTTGATTTAACGTTCTTCCGTCAACAATTCGGACGTGCTGATGCAAAACATTTGAAGTTGATCACCGTAAAAGGCGACAGCATGGCGCCGACATTGGAAAGTGGCGATTTGCTTTATGTCGATGTATCAGAAAATTATTTCAGTGCCGATGGGCTTTATGTGTTCACGTTTGATGATCACACATTCATTAAACGCTTGCAAAAACGTGGCCGTGAAATGTGGGCGATTTCTGATAATAAAGAAGAGTATAAAGAGTGGGAGATAAAACAGGATGATCCTGTCTTTATTCACGGACGCGTGGTGTTTAGTTTGCCGATGAAGATGAAGAAGTGGTGATTTATGCTTGCAGGGTGTCTAAGTTTATTTGTTTTAATTGTAATAACAGGGGTTATTGCCACCTATTTAGGTGAGCTCCCCGCTGGTATTTTCTTTTGGGGGGTTATTGCTTTAGGCTTTTTTGCAGTAAGAGCAGAAAAGAAAAAACAGAAGCAAGCACAAGAAGAAAAATTACCGCAAGATAACAATGATTCTGTTTTGAGCGTGGCTGAATATGCAACGCCACAATCTAAACGAAAAAATAAAAATATTATTGAATTTACATACACGAACGCAGACGGTGACACTAAGCATCGAGAAGTGCGAGTGGACTATACCGATGATGTTTATATTGAAGGTTATTGTTATGTAGCAGGGGATAATAGAACTTTTCGTCTTGATCGTATAGATGGATTAATTGAACAAAATGGTGAATTTTATACTGTAGATGAGTGGTTAGAACAACGTGGAATTCGAAAAAATCAATATCAATCCAAATTATCTAGCAAATCCACATCAAGTCAGCTTGAAATTTGTTTTACCGGCTTTTCAAAAGTAGATCGGGAATATTTAGAATCGCTTGCCGAAATCCACGATTTCAAAGTGCGTAAAACTGTTACCAAAAACCTTAATTTTCTTATTATGGGTGATAATGCAGGACCGACAAAAATCAATTCTGCAATAGATGTTGGTGCGACTTTGCTTGATGAAAATGAATTCAAAACAATGATTGAAACAGGGGAGATACCGCAATGAAAAAATTACTCTTAATTCTAACCGCACTTTCCCTTGCTTTCTCAACAGCAACTTTTGCCAAAAGTAAAAAAGCAGATGCAGAACAGTTTAGTTGCAGTGATGGAAAACGCACTTGTAAGGACATGGATAATTGCGATGATGCTAAATTCCATTTAAGGGAGTGCGGCATGCACAAACTCGATCGTGACCACGATGGCGTGCCTTGTGAGAGTATTTGTCAATGAAGATGAAGAAGTGGTAATGGTGGGGGAGCAGTTGAGAACTTTAAGATGGGGAAAATGGCTGGTTTGGTTGAAAAAAGCATTTAGAAAAGAAAAATAAGAGAGTATACTATGGAACTTATAACTGATGATGTTTTTATTATTAATAACGAAGATTCTTTCAAAAATTACATTTATAAAGTAATCAGTGAATGTGATTTAACACAAAGTAATTTTGTTTTTCCTGCAGTAAAATTTGAAAATTGGCCCGTTTTGCATTTTAATGTCAAAGGGGGAGATAAGTACAAATCAACGGTTACCTCTTATTTAATTGAAGGATTGAAAGATTTTACCGATGAAATTTTCCGTGCCATTTGTGTTGTAAAGTACGGAAAACCGGATCTTCGCTATTTAAAAGAAAAAGACCGAGAAGAATTTGATCTCGTGATTAAAATTGCAGAAGGATCTTCTGATGGAGAAGGCTCTGCGGAAAAAATTGCCAATAGTTTTTTTACGAATATGAACGACACATTAAAAAGTATGACCGGCTGGAAACAGTTATTCGCCTTTGTTGCTTATATTGGTGTATTGGGTGGTGTAAGCTGTTTTGCTGTATATAAATATTTCCAAACTCAATCAGAAGAAACTCAAGCGCAGGTTAAAATCACTGAAACACTGTCTAATAACTCAAAAGAAATGCTGGAAAATCAAGCCAAAGCCTTAGTGGAAATGAGCCAACATCAACTAGAAACTATTCAAGCACTTATCACAGAAAAAGCCAGTGAGAGCAAAACAACGTTTAGCGATGAGTTAGAAAAGCGTGGCGAACTTGCTTCTGATAATTTTATGAGACAAATAGCTAAAGATCCTGCTGTAACTGAAGCAACGGTACAATCTACCACAGCCAAAGGAAAAGAACTTGAGCTGTATAAGCAGCGGGCGGTTACAGAAAAATCAACTAACAATAAAGCTGATGACTTTTATATTAAAGGATTGGAGCGCACTGGTTCATTTGGTGATACGTTGAGTATTACAGCACAAAGAGTAGACGGCATAATGTTCACCTTAAAAATTAAAGTAGAAAAATTGCAAGAGTTTGAGAAAAACATTCTCACTCAATCGTTGGTTGAAAAAGAAGGGAAACGTCAGTCTATTCGGTTAGCCTATAAAGAGGCATTGAGAAATGGACAGAAATCTGGTGTGGGAGAATTAATTTCGGTCGCGTATAAAGAGATGAATAATGCTACTCGCTAAAAATCTGTAATATCTAGCCCTCATTTGAGGGCTTTATTTTTTCTCTTTTTTCACTTCCACTTCATCTTCTTCCACTTTCAACTCGCATTCAATTTGACTGGTAAAGCCGCTGTCTGAAAGATTGTGCGTTACTCTTGTGATCAGCCAATTTGTGGCGTCAATTTCGGCTTTAAAGCCTGAAAGTTCAATGGGAGTTTCGGGGATTAAATCGGGTTCGCCAAAGGCAAGATTTAGGCTAAATGTCGCCACACCTCGTTTGAGTTTGTCAAAGGCGGATTTGGCGGTAGTAATAGCTCTCGCTTCTGAAGGATAAGTAACACGAAGGTTTTTAATTTTATCATTGTCACTTTCCACAGGGGCTTTTTGTTCAATGGTTTTATATTTTATTTTCGTTAATCGTCTGCCCTTTACTGTACCATCTGCTAGCGTTCTCCCTTTCGTCATTCGCTGTTTTTTCACAATCCTAGTATTTTTATCTACGATAATTTCGCCACATTTGCCTGTGTCCGTATCGTGCCAATACGCCCGCACGGCTTTGTAGTTTTCGCTTTCTGCAATGGAGAAATTGTAGTTATCGCCACTTTTTCGGGTAATTTTTCGCAGTGGAATCGGCTTGCCTGTGGCGGTTTTGCCTTGTCCTAATGGCATAAATAATAGGGTGCCATTTTTAACGGTGCACATTGCCCCGTGTTCTTCTGCCAGTCGGCTTAATAGATTAATGTCGCTTTCGTTGGTTTGGTCAATGTGTGCGATAAACGTATTTGCCAGTTTTTTCTCACACTGGCTTTTAAGTTGGTTTTCTTTGGCGATGCTGTCAATAATTTCGCCTAACGTTTTTTTATCAAATGACCGCTCTTTTTGTTCGGAAAATGAACCTTTTAAATCTGCCGCTCTTGCTCTGATGGTTAATCGGTCTGCCGATCCTGCACCGCCTGAAAATTGCACTTCATCCACTGAATATTGCCCTTTGTCAATCAGCGGTTTGCCTTTCCAGCCAAGTGCAAGGCTGATTGTGGCATTGCGTGGCGGTAAGGCGAGTTTGCCGTCATGGTCGGATAATTCTAAATCGAGTGTATCCGCCTCTAAGCCTCGATTATCTGTTAAAGACAAACTAATTAAACGGCTCGAAATCACTTGTGTGATGTCTTGCTGCTTTTTGTCTTTCGTGGTGATCTGCACTTTAAAAGCGGGCGTGCGGTGATTGTCGTTAAGATTTAAATCAAACATTAAAGGCTACTCATTAAACTCTCTGCAATGGCGATTAACATTGGGTCATCGGTGCGTTTTAAACTCATGCTGAAATCAATCGCACGAGGTGCACCATCGCCAAAAAGCTCTGTTCGGGTTTCTTGTACGCTTTCGATCACAAAAAAACCGATAATTTCAAAGGTTGCACCGTCAATTAGCGGAAATGCACCGCCACTGTCTGCCATTAATTCCAGGGCTTTAATGGAAAATCTGCCGCCAGTGATTTCTGGGATTAATCTGCCACTAATCGTGATAGTTTCGCTTTCTTTACCCGTGAATTGTGTTTTTGGCATTGCCCCGACAATGGCATTAGTTGGATGCCGCCAATTTGATGTACGGTCTAAACTTTGAAAAGGCACGGTTTGCCGAGTGAACACAAACATGCCCAATGTGGCAAGTGCGAAGTTTTGGAACATAAATAATCCTAAATGAAAGTGCGGTCAAAAAATCTCGTGATTTCTGACCGCACTTGATGAATTAGCGAAAGAGAAATGCAATGCCGAAAATCACAAGCAACCAAAATGTAATGGAAATAATAAATAATCAATCAGTTTCTGTTTCATTTCGTTCTCTTGCTTTTTCTCGCCATTGCATTAATTCGGAAAATGTCATTTGCTCAAAGGCTTGTGGTTGCCAGTGGAAGATGATGGCAATGTCTGCCATGGCATCTTCCACTGTTGCGGCAATCATTACTCGGTCGCTTCGGTTTCCACTTCCGAGTTCCTCCCTAAAAAACCGACAGCCGCCGCAGCAAGCTCGGTAAAATCAGCAACTTCCATTGTGACAAAATCAGATTTATGCAAAACAGGGGTAGTCACACGTACAAGTAAAACTTGTAATGCGTCCACATCCATTTGCAACACATCAAACATTTTTAAACCTTTTAATGCGGGCACAGTCGGTTTATTGACGGTGATTTCCGTGATTTGGTTTTCGCCACGAGTAATAGGGTTGGTTAAGCTAATGATTTTGGTGTTTTCTGTTTTCATTTTATGTTTCCTTTAAAATCCCTCTTTTTTGTAAAGCGGGGGAAATTTAATAAAAGCCCCTTTCGGGGCAAGGTGTGTGTGAATTAAATGCCGATTGCTGCGCGATGCTCTGCGAGACGATCAACCCCACCGACAATGAAAACGGAATTGATTAAGTCAATTTCCACGAGGTCTTTGCCGTTTTCGATGATTTTGTAGTAGGTTAATGGCACGGTGTAGCTTTGTTCGGTGTCATCGCCTGATTTACTGGTGCCGTTGTCAATCTCACCGAAACGACCGCGCATGACCAGTTCGATTGAAACCACTTCTTCGGTGTCGTCTTGTTGATAGGCTCCCGCAAAACGTAATGCTGTGCCGTCAATTTTTCCGCCAAATTCTTTGATAAGTTCGGTCATATAACCGCCCATCTTGAATTGTGCTTCCAAGCCTTCTACACCTAAATTCACTTTTACTGGACCAAACATGCCGCCTGCACGGTATTCTTCCAGTTTCAAGGCTAATTTAGGTTGGGTGATTTCGGTGACTTGGCCACGGTAAGAATTACCGTCAGCCAAAAAATTCATTAATTTGAGTTTACGAGGTAATGCCATTTTTTACGCTCCTACTTTTGCAATGTTTGCGGCAAATTCCACAAGGTATTCATCGCTGATGTATTGGTTGAAACCAAGTTGTTCTAACGGTGGAACAGGGCAGTAATCATAAGACACAAGCAATTTTGCATCTTTTAAGGTTGCGGCAGTATTAAGGTTGGCATTGATAAATGCTTTACCGCCGATTAAATAACCTTGCGCCACATATTCACGCCATTTTGCGTTGATTGCTTCCACGATTTCTTTCACAAGATTCACGGAGATGTCTTTATCCATCGCCCAGTCAAAGGATTGTGCAATGGTGTCTTTCAAGACTTGTGCCGTGCGAGTGTAGTTTTCGTAGATAAATAATTTATCTGCCGAACGAGTGCGTAATCCCCAGAACTTAAAGCCATTGTGGTTTACACAACAAGTAATGCCCTGTTCGTTGAGATAGTTCACGTCGGTGGCACTGTCGTTAATATCGAAAGAAAGCGGCTTAGTGACGCCAGTCACGCCAGTTAAACCTTTGTTTGAAATTGAAGTATGCCAGCCGTATTCTTTGTCTTGATATGCACGCATTGCAGCTGCACGAACAACGGCATAATCCACTTCGGTTTGCTTGGTGTTTGGGTTAAACGACAAGAAATCACCGAAAATCAGCATTAATTCACGTTGTGAGAAATTGCGACCGTATGTCACTGCTTCTTCTTTGGTTTTTGCTGTTCCGCAAGAGGCATACACAAAGCCATTGAGTTTTTTCGCTACGCTTAACAATTCAGTGGTCACATCTTGGCTGTCATATTTCGGGATACAGAAAATACGAGGTTTGACACCACAAACTGCAGCAGACACGAGGAACGCTTTTAAGCCAGTGTAATTGCCTTCGTTATCGACTGAACCGATCACATTGGCTTTCATGGTGCTTTCATCATCGTTTTCTTCTACACGAATGACGACAACTTTACAATTCACAATGTCCGTAATGCCATCTAGCGCACGAGATAGCGTGCCTTTTTTACCTGCTTTGGCTTGCATTTCGGCGGTGATGCCAGTTAAAAGCGTAGGTTTGTTGAGTGGGAAAACCGATGCATCTGCATCTGGTGCGGTTGCCACTAAACCGATAACTGCAGTGGATGATGTAGTGAGTGTTCGTAAGGCTTCGGAAATTTCCGTTACCTTGACCCCATGGAGATATTCATCTGTCATAATGTTAGCCCTGTTGTTGAGATAGGGCTATTTTGTAAGGATTTAAAAGCTAGTGGTAGCGACTGGCGTTGTGGTATTTAAACTAACAAAGGGCGGTTAGGTAGAGTCGGACGGATGAAAACGGCGGAATCCTCCGCCGTTTGTCTATTTTTGAAAGATTGCCGCTAGTTGATTCGGACTAAACCGCCAGCCATTTTCCCCACCGCAAATCGCATTAAAGCACCACTCACTGCAAAAGTATTTTGAGCGTTTTTGTTTGATGCCAAGTACGATTCCTAGCGCACCCCACCAGTCATATTTACAGCCCGAAGTGCGGTCAAAATAGGCTTTGATTTGTGCTTCGGTTACACCGTCGAGCGGAATTAAATCCCATTTTTCTCTATCATAAACATCAATTTGCTTGCAACGTACACCGCCGTCTCGAATTGAAGACGAATAACACTCGTACATCACTTCTGTTTCATAGTGATGCCCACTGACAAATACTTCTTTCATTACTGCAATTTCACAATGCGAATACACGCCTTTTGTCAATTTACGAGTGAGCCAGTCACTCAAACGTGCCAAAAGTGCGTTCGGGTTTTTACCCGTTTTTTACCTTTATATAATGCGAGATAGATTTTAGTGCCTATCATTGTTGTGCCTCCGCTAGTTGTCGCATTTTTGAAACAATATCGTCATGAATGTTTTTCAGTTCTTCATCACTCAACGCCTCATGCTTTAACTCATACTTACGCATTCTTTGCACTGCTAATTGTTGTTGCAATGTACGGAGTCTTTCTGCTTGCTTGAGAATTAAAAGCGTTGCTGATTTATTATCAAGACCTGCAACCGTTGCAAAACTGCTGATATAAACGCTTACTTCTCCAGCAAAATTTGCTTCTTTAAAGGCAATAGCGGCAGCTTCTCGCTCCTTATACTCTTCGGCAAACCTTGTCCATCTTGCACTAATGTTAGCCGCTGTATCATCAATGCTATCAACTAGATTTTTAATTAGTTCAAGCTTAATTTCTGTTTTCTTTTTTTCATCGACAATCCAGCTGTTTCCGTTCCATTTGTGTAATTCTGTTGGTTGTCTGCCAACTAAAATATATTGGCCTTTAAAATCAATAAGTTGTTTAGTCTCAAGCTCTGATTCGTTTTCTACTTCCATTTCCACAAAATCATTTAAGTTTTGCGGAATAGGGAAAATTTGATAACTATTCAAATTTTCTTTTAAAAAATAGACTTTCATTTAACGCTCCTTTATCGAATATCGATACGTTTTACAAAACGACCAGCAAGATCTTGAATTTGTATTGTTGTACCGTCTCTATCAACAGTCACAGCGAATGTCTTGACTTCTACATAATAAATAGGTCTACCACCATTGCTGTGTGCATTTACTTCACGAACATCAAGCCAATGAACTCCGCCTCCTCTTTTACCTTCAATTTCTGCACCCACTTCAAAACTGACGGGTTCAATATTGTTATTATCATCAAGCCTGTGCCTTTCTGATGATTGAAGATAAAAAATTAACGTTTTACCATAGCAACTCTCTGATAGAGTAATTTGCCCAGAATTCACGTTACCTTGCCAGACTGTTTTTAATGTGCCAATTTGAGATAAATTCTTTTGTGCCTGCAAAAGCTGATTTATATCAGCTTTTGCATTTTTGATTTGTCGCAAAGTTGATTGTTTATTTTCTTCTATTTTTTGTTCAACACTTTGCATATTTTGCGCAAGTGTACCCGCATCAAGCACCCCTGCATTTTCAACAACACCGAAAGCCTTCACCCAGAATTGCACGTCATCAAGGCTGTTAATGGCTTTGATGCATAATTTGAGGATTAATGATTTAGGGCGAGTTTCATTTCCACCTGTTGCCATTGGGCTATCTAATAGCGGATGCATAAATCCATTATCACTGAGATTATCATCAGTTGTAGTTGAAGTGCGTAATCGTGAATCTATAACTGTTTTCGTTTTGTCATAAAAAATATTACTATCACTTGAATTAACCCAGTGTGTTCTCACTTTGTGAACGTGCTTTTTAATCTCGTCACTTTGTGTTTGCCCTACAGATAGCCCATTACCCGCATTACGCAAAAATCTATCTGCTACTTTAGGTACACTATTAATCGAGCCATATTGGCCGACTAAGTGACCATATAACTCAGGGTAACGTTGCTCGGTAACTTGTGTGGCAATATCATCAAACGCAATCCAGCCAACAGGGATGTTATCCACGGCAAAATAAGCGGTCATGCCTACATCGCTACGGGTTAAATCAGGAAGTTGGTTGCTGTCGCCCAAAGTGCGGTATAAATCGGGGAAGGTTCGTTGGTTGAACGTCGAACCATCAGCACGTAAAAAACCGATAGGATTGGTTACTGCACGAGGGAATGACACCACCGCACCAAGTGGCACGCCGTCGCCGCCTGTCTCTTTCCATTCTGACCAATTTGAGCCATTAAAAAAGCGTGTTTTGATTTTGTTATCATTTGCTTTACGTGCAATTTGACGCACCGCATTTGTTGCCCCACCGCTCACTACTTCAATATGCCATGCCCCATTTTCGGGTAGATTTTGACCGCTTGCTAAGTAATAATTGCCATCGGTTTTATAGCCATTGGCATCGCCCTGCCCTTGTTCTACTTTAAAATTCCCAATACCATAGCCTGCAAGTGTATTAGGCTTGCCTTCAATATCCGTATTAAATTGGGGTTTTGCCCCAGCGTGGTAGATTTTTTGATTGTTATATGACAATTCCCCATTTGCCCGAATACGAATGGTGCCGATAGCTCGGTTAATTTTTTTATACTCTATCCAGCCGTCGCCATCATTCGCCCCCATATTTAAGAGGTGATTAGCATTTGCATAAGTTTGCGAATCAGCCACCCCAATGCCACGAAACCCAATGATTTTAGATTCAAAACTTTTGGTACCTTGAATCGATTCATTGCCCCTTAATCCCACTTTGCTCTCTGCGGTAGTTTTAGCTTCTACTGCTTTGTCATAGGCGGTTTTGGCTGCTTTACTTGTCGCTACGTTATCTTCGCTTTCGCTATTTACTGCAGAGGATTTTTTGCTGTTTTCGATGTAATTTTGCGAGACATTTAAATGTAATTGTGCAATTTTCTGATCAAGTTTTTTCCCTGCTTTTGCAGTGAGTGCAAGAGATTCACTTTCAAGCCCCGTGTCATTGGTAAGTTGGACGATACCTTGTTGTGTGGTGCTGGCCTTGGCTATTTCGTGGCTGTGTCCGCTTTCATCAAATCCATTTTGCGTTGTGGCAGTAATGATTTTGGGTGCCATTTGTTGGCGAGTCACAAAAATTACACTGTTATCAATGGATAAGGTCACTGCACTAGAGGATTCTACTTTTAAAATCATCCGTAGCACTTGGACTTTACCACTGCCACTATTTTCTGCAGGTTTAAAACTTTCAGGGCAGTTTGCATAGGCAATCAGTTTGTTTTGTGCGTCAAATACGCCCATTTCTCGGATATAAAAACCGCCGATATTTTCAGGGATGGTTAATTCAACGATGACTTGTTTATTGTTGCGAGGGTCGAGAGAGACGGCACTGACTGGTGCAATGTGCGTTTAATGTACGAGAGCTGTTGCGCTCGCCGTTGGTGTGACCGCTTTCCCATTACCATCACCCACTGCAAATTGGGTGAGCTGTAACGGTTGCCCTTGGCTTAATGCGTGAGCGATAGCCCGTGTTCCGTAGTCGGTTAAGATTGCAAAATATTGTGATGCCATAAATATTCCTATTGTGGATATACCGTGATGATTTCGCCCCATTGCTGACCAACAAAGGCACGAAGTGACCCTGTTGGTGAGAGGGCGATAGCGAGCTGATTGAGATGTCTTGAGACGGGTTTAACATCATTAATCAGTCGCACTAGTTCGTTATAGGTTTGTTCATTCAAGCCACTTTCAGACACTTCTACGGTTAGGCTAAATGTTCCTGGTGTGCCTTGCGGATTTGTTTGAAACCATTCTTTCAGTTCAATAAGATAGCCTATTGGCTCAACCACACGTTTTACTGCACCAATCGTGCCTTTGTGTTTGTGTACAAAATAAGACTGTTTAATCGCAATGCGTTTAACTTCTTCTGTCCAGTTTTCATCCCATTTATCCACTGAAAACGCCCAAGCTAAATAAGGCAGTAATTCAGTGGGACAGCGTTCAGGGTTGATTAAATCTGCAATAATAATAGGATTTTCTACCGCACTTTTTAGAATTTCAGCCGCACGTTTTTCTAATGGGGTTGAGCCTATCGGCAGTAAATGATTAGTAATCCTCACTTGTCACGATCTCCAAATTAATTGCCGTACAGTAGGCTGATTTTGAGCTTGGTAACACAATGTCGGCGGTAGGCGAGATAAGCTCTACCCGTTGTACACCTTCCAAGTGTAATGCGGCATAAATACCCGATAGGCTAATATCTCGCCCTAAACGGTGTTTTTCTTCGGTGTAAGCGGTCAATTTTTTTAATGCAGCCGCTTTGATTGGTTCGTATTCAGGACCACGATAAAGATGTAATTTGGCGCGGATTTCGTAAGATTGGATCACCGCACTTTGGACAATAACGCGGTCGCCAATAGGGCGAATGTCATCATCATTAAGTTTGGCTCTAACTACATTTAAAAGACTTTCCTCTGCCTCGCCTTGTCCATTGCGACTTAAAATTGTCACGGTGACATTGGCTGGCTGTGGTGATACCACCGATACATCTGCAACATCAGGGTGTGCAGAGAGTGCGTGGAAGATATAAGCAGAGCGAGGACCCGCCACAGAAAGCCCCTCAAAGGCTAATTGCGTACGCAATCTCAGTGAGGTGTCATCTTCTAAAATTTCGGGGATTTTAGGCGTAACATTATTATTCGCCTCTTGAATGACTTGTCTTTTTACATTGTAATTGGCAGCAATCACATCTAAATCTGAACCGCTGGCATAGGCTAACATTGTGGCTTTTGCCGCATTATTGATACGGTTTCTTTCCATTAGCTGTAAGTAAACCACTTCTTGTAATAATTTCGTGATTGGCTCACTTTCTAAACTTAATCGTGCTTGCCAAAATGCCCTTTCATCTTGTGGGAAAAGTGCGATAAATTCCGCTTTTCTGTCTGCGAGCAAACTTTCAAAATCTAAATCTTCTAGCACTTTCGGTGCATCTAGTTTTGATAAATCCACTAATTCGCTCATTGTTTATGTCCTAAAAATAGTTTTTCGTTGTGCATTTCTTGGTTATCTTTACGACTGCGTGCAACATAACTTGCCACAATGCCACCTTCAACCAATTCAGGTTTAAATTGTGTGATCTGTACTCGAGGTTCCCAACGATTAATCGCTGTAACAGCACAAGCCGCCAGTTGTAATAACAATGTGTGGCTAATGGGGCGGTCTATTAGCAGGGGAATTAAACTGCCATATTCACGCCGCTGAATACGTGAACCAACAGGCGTTAGCAAAATATCGGCAATGGATTGTTTAATGTGATCGCTTTCGTTTTTTAATGTTTCGCCAGTGTATCGATTCATACTATGCCTTTGCGTTAGAGGTTCGTTGGCCATCGCCTTGTTCAAGGTGAACGTGGTTTTGTAAACTAATTGAGCCACCTTTAATATCACCGCTTGCGGTCACGCTGCCTTGCGTGCTGATATTGCCTTTTGTGGTGCTTGTGCCTGTGGTTGATAAAGAGCCGTCAATATTCACATTGCCTTTGATATTGATTGTGGGGCAGTCAATATCAATTTGATTCGCGGCAGTAATACTGGCAGTTTTGATGCCTGTCACAACCAATGCGCCACTTGATTGGTTGTAAGTGATTTTGGCACCGTCAGCAAATTCAATGACGTGTTCGTCGGGCGATTGGCTTGGGCTATTTTGTGTGTAAAGCCCAACTAATATGCAGGCAGTAGTAAATTCACCACTCACCGATAACATCATACATTGTTCGCCCACCGTCGGCGGCGACCAAGTTTTAGTTGTACCCGCTCGAAATGTAACGAAGGGTAAAAAATCCGTCAGAATGTCACCGCTCTTTACGCGAGCGCGTGCAGTGGCGTGATTCACTTCAGCGATTACCCCAAAGCGGATAATGTTGTCTAGTTTTCGTTGTAATTCAGCAGACATAGGCATTCACAGTTAAAGAAAATGCCTTATTGTTGGCAATATTGTGCGGTGTGGCGAGTGTGGGAGTGTGTGGAATAGTAGGTAACAAAAAAGGGCTTTCGCCCTTTGATTATGCTCTGTCAATGATTGGGTTTGGAGTGTCCCATTTGCGTGGGAACGGTTCGTGTTGTGGAGAAAAAGCGATAATCACGATATGTTCATCTGATATTTTTTGATAATGAATTACAGGTCCTGATGTTTCTCCATTCAAATTTATTTTTAGCCCACTCATAGGACAATATCTAGATCCTTTATTGTAAGGGCCGCAGTGATAATGCCATATTTCGTTTTGTTGATAAACCTCTGTATTTGGAATGTCATTGAGATTATCATCAAGCCAAGATGGTTTATTTTTACCTCTTAATAGTTTCCCTTGTTTAATGGATTGCATAAAATCAAAGATGAGCTGCAATTCTTCATCTGACATGGCTTGAATGTCTTTAAAAAAGGGCGTGTTTAAACGCCCTTCTTGAAATTGTTTCGATAACTCAATCTTCATTTGTTATCCTACATCGTCACTGCTTTTTTAAAATCATCAAAAGAATGTGATGATTTGTAGGTGTACCCTGCATCTTCAGATTTGCGATAAAGGCGTGATAACACTACTTCATCTGATTGTTGCTTGTATTTTTCTGATTTCATCATATTGCAAAGCGTGTGCATTTTATTGCTGAATGATTGTAGCGTTGTTGATAATTCTGGAGTTTTATTATTGGCCATAATATTGTTAGCTAGATCATCATATTTATTAATTTTGCTTTCTAGTCTCAGAACGTCACTTAAATCAATATAGCTTAATGATTCTGCCGTAATTGACGCAATAACAAAATCAGTGATAGCAGAAACAGCTTTCACCATATCAATAATCTTTTCTATGTCTTGTTGATTGATCGATTTGTTTTCATCTGTTTGAATACTGAAAATATTGACTGTGTGTGTAGTGTGACGAACAGGATGATTTATCGCCAATGGCGCAATAAATAACGCAGACATTGCCACGGTTTTTAATTGCTTAAAAATTGGCGCAAAACTTTCAAAAATAGGATTTAATGATAGATTTGTCATAAGTCACCAAAGAATAAAAGTTTGCGAAGTTTACAACTTTTTGAAGAAATATAAAACTATTTTCTACAACGTGCAACAAAAAAGGGCTTTCGCCCTTTTATTATGCTCTGTCCCACATTGAACTTCTTGCTCTTGCTTGGCGTTGGTTTTCAATGCGTTGTATTTCTTTTGCCACTTGTTGTGCAATGGTGCGTTCGTCCATGCCTTGTGCGGCATTGATGGTGATATTTACGCTCATTGGTTGGCTGGTTTGCGTCACCATTGGACGAGCAGAAATTGGTGCACGAGTATCCACTTGCACAGGGGCGGCAGTTGCAACGCTGATCCCCAAACCGCCCGCAATAAGTGCTCGTTTGCCGTAATTAAGGGCGTTGAGCGTATTTACACCAAGGCGTGATGTGGCTTCTTTGGTCATCACGTATTCGCCACCGTGGAATATCCCTTTGGGTTCAAACTTACCGCCATTTCCTGCGTAGCCGCCTGACCATTTGTTAATATTCGGTATGTTGTTTCCTGCATTGTTTGTGATATCTGCAACATTCTGTTTTGTTTGTTCGATTTGTTTTTCAGTATCTTTAGAAAACCCGAGTTTTTCTTTGATCCAGTCCACAGTACTGCTAATAGCGTGTTGTACATTTTTAAAACTTTCAAGTACGCCATCTTTAAGTTTGTTCATCATATTAGAACCGAAGTTTTTTGCTGTATCGGTAATGCCTTCCCATTTTTCACGGAAAAACTCCCCAACTGAATTTGTGATTTCTCCCACTTTGGCACTTAATACGTTCCATTTTTCTGTAACGGAATTAACAATATTTTGCCAAATTTGCCCCGCTTGTTCACTTAACCAGCTCCAGCCCTCAATGAGTTTTGCTTTCACTTCATCCCAATTTTGCCAAAGATACACTAATGCACCAATAATTAAAGCAATCACAGCTAGAATTGGATTGGCTAACATAGCTTTTCCTATACCCAAAATGGCAGTTATAGCAACTTTCCCAACCCATAAAAACGTTGATCCCAATACTTGGAGCACAGGTGCCACTAAGGACAAGGTGAAAAGCAAAGGTGCGAGAGCCATCAATGCCACACCAGCTATGGCGGTAAACTTAACTATTGTAGCGATTGCACCTTTGTTTTGGGATGCAAATTGAGCCAACCATTTGACTGCTTCAAATACGGTTTTACCAAAATCCCACAATCCTTGAATCACTTCATTGATCACTGTACCAATATCTTTCGCCCATTTTTTTAACTCACCATTCTGTTCAAGTTCATCAAATTTCTTTAAAAGAAATTGCAGTTTATCTTTAATCCAATCAAATGCGCCATTTTCCATTATTTTCATTTGGAAACTTGCCCATACGTCATCAAGTTTTGCCCAAATACCTAAAAGCGTTTTTGATTGTTTTTCCATTGCGCCAGAATATTTTTCATTCCAAATACGTTTGAGCGTTTCTTCAATTTGTTTTCGGTTGTTTTTATCGACACGTGCAGATTGTTGTTTGCCATTTTTATCCGTGTAAGTATATTCGATAAATTTTGTTCCTTTTATTGCACTACCTTTAATCCCAAATTCTTTCAAGCGTTCATTTTCACCTGTTACGGCATCGGCAATCGCCTCTACTGCTTGCATAACTGGTTTTCCCATTGCAGAAGCTGTATCGCCTAATGTTTGAAGTAATCCGTTTGTAGGATCCATGCCGTAAGCGCGCAAACGCACAAAGGCTTCCATTGCTTCATCAAGGTTGGCTGGAGTATCTACGGCAAATTTTTTCACCCAATCAAAACTTTTCTTGGCTTTTTCTGAACTGCCTTCTGTTACCTCTAAAACAGACTGAAATTGCTCAAATTTACCAGCAACTTGTGCCATTCCTACGACACCTCGACCCATTGATATGATCGGTTGGATTATTTGTTGTCCGCCAATAGATGCTTGTACCCCTACGCCTGCAATGTTTCGTCCAGTATTTAATGCAGATGATATTGGAGCTTTAATACGAGCAAATCTTGCTTGTGCTCGTTCAACTAAAGCAAGCATACGCTGATGTTTTGCTAATTTATTATTTGCTTTTTCAATATCTGCCGATAGTTGTTTTTCACTTTGCGCAAAGTGCTTGGTGCTAAATCCCGCTTTGTGTAGTTGTTCTTGTATTTTTTTTAGTTGTTCTACATGGTGTTTATATTCTTTATTGATCTTGTTAATTGTTTCTTTCTCGCCATCAAGGGCTTTTGTTGTGCTTTTTACGGCTTGTTCAGTAGCTTTGCGTTCTGACTTTAACTTTTTAATCTGTTCGTTTGAATCTTTTATTGCCTTCTTTTGTGTTTCAATTTGTCGGGCAATACTGGAACGTGCATCATTAAAGCTTTTAAACCCCATGCCTTTGGCAAGAGGAATAGACATATTGTTATAAACCGATTTTAAGCGTATGACTTCTTCTTTGTGTTTATTGAGTTGTTGTGTCGCATTGCCTAGTTTCCCTGTAATGCTGTTAAATTTAGCCGTATTTGAATCCACGGCACTTTGTAATTGTTTGCTGTTTGCTTTTGCAGTATCTAGTGCTTTGGCATAGCTATTCGTTTCGTTACGCAGTGCTTTAAATTTTTCAGCTAAATTTTTAGTTTTATCCAATCCGCTTAATGCTTTTTGAGCATGTTTCACTTTTTCAGCTAATGCTTCCGCTCTACCTGCTATCGCCTTAATTGGTGCGGTTGCTTTATCTACTGAATTTAGGATAATTTGAATTTGTAAATTATTCATTTTTTCGCCTTATTTTTATTGACAAATAAACGTATGATTGCTAATAATGAAGAAAGAGAATAAGGAGCGGATATGAAAAACAAAAGAACATCTCGCACGTTGATCATGCTAAACATTGCTATGTGGAGCCTTGTTATTATTTCCACCTGTTTACATTATCAATTTAATCCTTTTTCATTTATCTGGTTTGATGTTATCGCACCAGTTGGTCATTTTTTTGCAGTCGTTTTTTCTGCTTTATCTAGTTTTACTGTTTCAATGTATGAACTTTTTAAACCAGAAACATTTTGGGGGTGGGTATGGTTTGTAATGTTTGTCGTGCCAATCATTTGTTTGCCTCTTTATGTGGTTTTATTGGTATTGTTTGCTGGTAAACTTTCACATCATGATACGGTGGTTCCACCTTCTTATTTAAAGTAATTAGCTTTTGCTAATTTGTTCTATCACCAATTCATTCAGCATTGATAAATCCTGTTCTGAAATGCCCAATAGTTCCCGTTGGGCGTATCTCACTTTAAAATCCTTTTCTTTTGATGGTCGTGCCGTTAAACCGTATTGATGCACTGCGAACTGGAGCAGACATTTTATCAATGGCATTTAATAAGACGGTAAGTTGTAAATTATTCATTTTTATTCACTTTCCTATTGACAAGATTAATTATTTAGCTCAACAATCAAGTAAGCAAAGGGGGAAATATGATTGCAATACTTTCATTATTTATTCTGTCTGTTGGCTTACTTGGGCTTGCAATTGGTTTTGGTGTAATTGCATTGCCTTGGTTAGTTTCTGGCATTATTGCCGCGCCTGTTCTGTTTCTTTATATGTTGATGATGGGGTCGGTGCTTTGGCTTGCTGAAATCAACTTTTTCCTTGGTGTTGCAGCATTTGCAGTGTATTGCTATTGGATTCACATTATTCGCAAGCACATCAAATTAAAATCACAATCTAAAGACTTAATTGCTCAATAATTAAGTTTTCAATCAACTCCACGTCACTTTCCGAAAAGCCCAGTAATTCACGCTGGGTATATTGCACTTTGAAATCTTTATTGTTAGATGGTCGTGCCGTTAAACCATATTGATGCACTGCAGCAATGGCGGCACTTGAGCCATTAAAACCCACTGAAACTTCGTTACCATTTGACCGCACTTTTAAATGACGGGCGGTGCGGAGTTTGGCGAACATGGCTTTGCGTTTGATTCGTCCTTTCTTTTTGCCAAATTCTTTACGTGGTTTTCTCGGTTCAAAGGCTGAACCGTCGGGATTTTGTTGGCGTGCAATTCGGTTCGATTGACTTTTTCGTAAGGCTTGCCCGATTTTTCGCCCAAGCTGTCTGCGAGCCTGTGGAGAAAGATTGGCAATAAGTGCGGTCAATTTTGCCTGAACTTCTTCTACTGTTGCCATTAGACTATATCCCCCTCAAAAATTGGCGAATCCCTGTTTTCCAAATAGACTTTTACTCGGTTAGGTTCATCCCATACGGGTTCTTTTGCATAATGGATCTGCACGTTATTCCCGTCTTTTTTCGACACGACACGCTCAGTGAGTTGGATTTCGAAACTAATATCTGCGGTGTTGTTATTGTTGTAATCTATCTGGAATTTAAACGCATTCTCTCGAATTTGTGGATTTTCTAATATTTCAGGTTGATTTGTGCGGAGGTAAGCCATCATTGGCACAATCAAGGTGGCAATATCGCCTGCATAATCAGTCACCACGACATTGAGTGTGTAACGATATTCAAAACTAAATGATGCGGCTCCCGTTGCGACGATTTGCCCACCGTCCACATAAAGTTGTAGATGGTCGGGATTTTTTACAAAATCGGGATGGCTTTGCTCAAGGATTTTACGCAGTTGGTTGGGTTTTTTCATTTTCGAAAATTCCGTTGTTGCATTTCAAATCTTTGTTGGCAAGTCACGCAACGTGTTACGCCTTGAATCATTTGTCTGCGCTTTTCGGGGATAGGGGCATCACAATCTTCACAATCTTCACAATAAAGGCGACTTACTGCTTTAAAAGTGCGGTGTTTTTTGAGGGCGATTTCACGTTGCATTTCTTCGAGCTGTTGTGCTCGGTCGAATTGATCTGTCATGGCTGTTCCTTTTTGTTAAATTCATCCATGCATTTTTTTAAACTTGAGTTCTCGATAATGCACAAATCAAGGTGGTGCTGTGTCTGTAAATAGGCTTCGGCTAATTCGCCATTGGTGCGAATTTGTGGCGAATACGCACTGCACTCTGTGGTTTGTGGACAAAGAATCGGTGATTTAATAACTTCCTGCTGAGTTGAGCACGCGTTTAACATCATCAGGCAAAGGGCGGTCAGCCCAATCTTGGTTTGATTTAAGTACATTTTTTAAATCCTGTGTTTGTTGATTTTGGTTTGCTTTGAGGTTGTTTACGGCTTGGATTAGCTGTGCTTGCTGTTCGGCAAAATTTTGAACGCTATGATTTAACTCAATGTAAGCGTTTTGCCATTTCAGTTTTAGCTGTTCTTCTTTGAGCATTTCTTTTCGCCAATAATTAGCCTTAAATCCCAGAAAAATAATGAGGAGTACAAGCAGTATTGGTCCGATAAGGAAAATGCCTCGTTCTTTGGCGGTTAAGAAATTAAACATAGGTTTTTCTCCTTTTGACGGCGTTCAATTAATCCTTTTAGCGGTTTTCCTGCTGCATAAATCCAACGTTCGAATTGACCGCACATGGCTTTGCTGTAGCCTTGGCGTGCCATTTTAAAAAGTGAGCTATTTTTTAATTTGCCGCATCCTACGTTAAAGGTGATGGAAACTAAGGCATCAAATGCACCTTGTGGCATGGTTTGCCCGTTGGCATATTGATTAACGCATTTTTCTGATTGTTTAATGCCTTTTACGTATAATTCGGCAATTTCTTGCAAGGTGTAAATTTTATTGCGGTCAATTTTTTCAACGGCATCGGTTATGCCTATGCCGACTGTTAAAACATCGGCAGGGCATTGATAGGGCTTTTTCATACAACCTTCTGCATTGCCAATCAGTAACAAGCCTTTTTCGGATGTTCGAATTTCATTTCCATGAGTGGCAATCACAAGTCCAACAACGGCGGATATGGCGCAGAGGTATTTGGCGGAACGTTTAATCATGATGATGGATCCGTTGTTTGAGTTCTTTTTCTTTTAATTCAAAATCTTTTTTCTTGTAATACCAATTTACAAGAAAGGTGGCGACACCAATCACAATACCTGTAACCGATGCGACATCAGCCCAATTTACATTTGAGAACATATCGGCAATGCGTCCAATTAAGAAGGCGAATATTCCTGATGTGTAAGATGCTTTTGATGGTGCGTCGTGCATATCAGCTCCAAAGTTGAATTGTGTCATTTGCTACACTGATTTTTTCTGTATCGGCATCTGGCAATATGACAGGGGTACCAATGGGAATAATGGGCTTATCCATTAAATGCGGATTGAGTTCGCATGTTATTTCGAGTAAGCCTTCACTTCGTCCAAAATGGCGATAAAGGATGGCATCTAAATTGTCATGTTGTTGTGCGTAAACTTGCATTAGATTAACTCCGCATCGACGCGTTTTCTGCCCAATATGTCGCTAATTGCAAAGCGAGCATCACGGCGTAATTCATCAATGCTGTCTTTGAGTTGTGCCATTTTCTTTTCGCCATCGTTAGTGCTGTCGTAGCTTGCATAGCGTTCATAAAGATTTGCCAGTGCCAAGCAACTTACCGCACGTTTATAACGATAAATCAGCACGCTTTCGCCATTGATTGATGGGGCAGTGATCTGTTCTAAACTGTCGTGTTTACTTTGTGTTTTAAACATAGAGAGTTCTGCATTGACGCTTGCCATTCCTTCAATTAAGGCATCTTGTAAGCGTTGTGTGGTAATAGTGCCGTCTGCACGGTATTGATTACGAAATTGGGAAAGTGACATATCGGGGAAGAAACCATCATTACTGATAATGTCATCTGACGTATCGTAATCATTTAACTGTTGCTGCACTTCGCCCATTTCATAATCGGGGGCAAGTTTGACTGATATTGCACCGTCGCTCATTGATTTACCCTTATAAAAAAAGTCGGGTGAGGATTAAATTAAGCACGGCCAATAAATCCGTCAGAATTTGACCGCACTTTTAATCCGCCCGACGGCTGCGTGGTTTGCTCGGTTTATATTCTTTCTTGCTTGTGCAAGAAAGAACCAAAGAACACACCCGATTAAATCGCTTTTCTGCCCTTTGTTGTCATTTTCTTAACGGAAAATTTTTAACTCGCTACGCTCAAACAAGAAAAATTTTCCTAAAAATGCCAAGTCGGTCAGGCGATTTAGACGGAGCATTAAAACAACATCAACATTCAGTCGCTGATAATTGTTTTTTTAGTTTCTTGATGTCGCCTTTCACGCCAATTTTTTGATCTAAACCCAAAGCACGTTCTAAATATGCCAGTGCTTGTTCAGGGTTCTTTTCAACCAATAACAAGCCCAATTCACGCAATAATCGCGCACGGCTTTCATCAGGCATGTCGCAATCAGCGGTGATGCGTTGGACTTGCTCTAAGTAAGCCACTTCAAACGGTTTATTGGCGGCTTGTGCGGCTTTGGCTTGGTCGGCAAATTCTTCTGCTAACAAGGTGCCAAGTGTTCGTGTGAATGGCTCGGGCAAGCGTAAATCATGAAATACGGCATAATCGGCAATCTGTAAGGCGAGATGATATTCGCCACAGTCAATCGCCCACACGCACCATGTCATCAAGACATTATCTTGTTTGCCACTTCCGACAGATAACGCCCCTTCAATCCATGGTAGATAGTCAGGCAATATTTGCTTTTTAAATGCGCCTTTGCGTTCCGTCGATTGGATGTTTTTTAAATCCTTTCGATGGCGAGCAAGAATACGGCACATTTTTTCATATTCCGTAAAATCGCTTAGATCTTCGGTTTCTGCCGCATTAGCGATAGCGGCAGAAACTTCCAGAAAATGGCGTTTAGTTGGACGCATAATTGATTCCGTTATGCAGCCACAGGCGGAATAGGTGCAGGTGCCTCAAGAATGGTGATATTTTTCGCCATGGCGACTGCCTCGTAGTTTTCCACAACATAGGCTTCGTTTGACGATAAATAATCTTCTACACGATTGCGTTCTGGTACATCTTTTAAGTGACGACGTACTTTGCCTTCCTGCACGTAGATTGACAAGTTATCAAGCGATGTGACTAACACTGTGCCTTTCGGGAAGAATGGAACAGATACGGCTTGTAAACCGCCCACACGTTTTTGGCTAATGACGGTATCGCCTGCCAAAATTTCGCTTGGTTTTTCTTGGTTGATTAATGGGAAGTATTTATCGGCTAATAAGTCGCTACCCATAATTGCAACCAGTTTAGTGTCATCACGATATTGTGCTGGGATGAAATCTTCTTTTAATGCAAAGACAAGGGCATCAAGATTTTTATAGGTTTTACCTGCGCCGACCTCAATTTTGCCACTGCTTTCTTCAATTTCTTTTAACACACGGGCTTTGGCTTTATCTTCGATTTGGACTAACCAACCCTTATTCACATCTTGCAATAATGGATGTTCAGTGCGGTTTGTGGTTGCGGCTACACTTGTGCCATTCCAACCGATCATAATACGGTCTAATGCAATGCGTTCTGCTTTGAGTTTGCCCACACGTGCGGCGAAATCAGGGAATTTCGCCCAACTGTCTAAGGTTGCATAATTTAAATGCGTGTCAAAGTTGGTTTGTTCGCAAGAATAGGTGTTTTCTTGCAAGCTGTGAATGTCAGTGGTTTCACGTGCTTTGGTGTTGGTGTCGGTACGGCTTGCCACTGGTGAAAGCACACCTAAACGCAATGCAGAACCTTTCATTTCTTGCACCATCACTACATTGATGCGTTTTAAGAAATCAGAACTTTCAAGCACGGCATTTTCTAATTTTTGTTGGATAGTTGGCTCAACGGTAAACTGACCACCATTTGCGATAAAAGCAACATCTTCGCCGTTATCTTGTGCAACACCAGCAAGGTAAGCATTAAATTTTTGTTTGGTAAATTTATTCATTTGGTTTTTCCCTAAGATAAATTAAAAGAAGCGGCCGTCAGTTTCAGGTTGTTCACCGTAAACTAAAGGGCGAGGATTTTCGGGTTCAACAGGCTTTTTGAGTTCTGCAAAGGTTGCTTGGATTTCTGCATTACCTGCTTTCATTTCTTCGATTTCGGCTTTTTGTTTGGCTAAATCGTCAGAAAGTGCGGTTAATTTTTCCAAGGTTTCTTTGGTTTGCTCGGCTAAAAGCTCAATGGCTTGTGTTTGATCAGAAAAGCGTTCATTGTCTGATTTTTCTTTTTTCGCAAACAAGCCTTTGATTTTTTCAAAGATGCTTTGTGTTTCTTCCACAAATTCCAATTCAGTTTCAATAGCGGCAGTGAAGAGGTTATCTGATTTTTCTTTGCGGTTGTTGAGAGGGTTTGCGCTTGCACTAGCAGAAAATACCAACATTTCTGTGCCAAGACTTGCAGGATTGTCCGTTACAGCTAAACCGACTAAATAGGCTTCACCTGTGTCGGCAAAATTTGGATCGCACTCAATAGAGGTGTAGATTTTTTGACGGTCTTTATTGAGTTTGATTAAATCATCCGTTGGGTCGATTTGAGCCAGTAATTGCAATTTACCTTCAGCATTTTCTTCCGTTTTTAAACCAACCACATCACCATAGCATTTTGAGTGCGGATCATCGTTCCACATATAACGCCATTTAATGTGTTCAAGATTAACGCGTGCACCGTATTTTTTCGGGTCATAATTTGCCGCCATTTGTTCAATCCAAGTGCGATTGATTGTGCGACCGTCTGTAGTTGCCCCTTCCGTTGCGACTACAAACCATTTTGAAGTTTTTGCCATTGCTTATCCTTTGTTTGGTTTGATTCAAAGATTGCCATTATTCTGAAAGGTTTAATTTTGGTGGTCTATGAGTTGCTTTTGTTGTATGCCGATTCACAGAGCAAGCGGAAAGACTAACATTCGCCCCCTTTCTATTATGCGGTTGTAAATAGAAAGGATTAGGAATGGACGAACAAGTTATTAATCAACCTTCCCCAGAAGTGACGGCAGAAATCAAACGTAAAGCACAGCAGATGTATTTCAGTGGTTATAAAATCGCGGAAATTTCACGCCAGTTAAATATTCCTGCCTCAACGATTGCCAGTTGGAAAGACAGAGAAAAGTGGGATGATATTGCGCCTGTCGGTCGGGTGGAATTAGCCCTTGAGACAAGGTTGAATTTGCTGATTGCAAAAGAAGAAAAGAGCGGTTCAGATTACAAAGAAATTGATTTGCTCGGTCGCCAAATGGAAAGAATGGCGAGAGTGAAAAAGTATTCTTTTGGTGATGGTAACGAAGTAGATTTAAACCCGAAACTGGCGAACCGCAACAAGGGCGAACGGAAGAAGGCCGAACCCAATGCCATTGATCAGGAACAAGAGGAATTGCTGATTAATGGCTTTCTTGATGGGATGTTTAATTATCAGCGAATTTGGCACAAGGCGAAAGAACACCGAATCAGAAATATTTTAAAAAGCCGACAAATCGGGGCGACTTACTATTTTGCCCACGAAGCCTTTATTGATGCCTTGACGACGGGGCACAATCAAATTTTCTTATCTGCCAGTAAAAAACAGGCTTTGCAGTTTCGCTCGTACATTGTGAATTACGCCAAGCAAACGGCAGATGTAGATTTAAAAGGCGAAACCATCAAATTGCCAAATGGGGCAGAATTGATTTTCCTTGGCACGAACTCCGCTACGGCTCAATCCTACCACGGCAATTTGTATTTCGATGAAGTGTTTTGGGTGCCTAAATTTGATGTGATGCGTAAGGTTGCGTCAGGTATGGCGGCGCAAAAGATGTATCGCCAAACCTATTTTTCAACGCCGACCACAATTGCACACCCTGCTTATGCGTTCTTTTCAGGCAAGGCGTTTAATCGTAATCGTACGAAATCAGAAAAAATCGAAATCGATATTTCTCACGAAAACTTAAAGAGCGGAAAACTTTGTGCCGACCGTCAATGGAAGCAGATTGTGAGTATTTATGATGCAATGGAAGGTGGGTGCAATCTATTCAACATTGACGACCTAATCGCAGAAAACAGCAAAGAAGAATTTGAACAGTTGTTTTTGTGTCAATTTGCCGATGATAACAGTTCTGCTTTCAAGTTTTCGGACTTACAACTTTGCCAAGTCGATAGCTTGGAAGAATGGCACGATTACAAGCCATTTTATCAACGCCCATTCGGCAATCGTGAAGTGTGGTTAGGTTATGACCCTGCTTTTACTGGCGACCGTGCAGCCTTAGTGATTGTTGCACCGCCGAAAGTGGAGGGGGGAGATTATCGCGTTTTACATAAACAAACTTTTCACGGTATGGATTACGAAACACAAGCAAGCCGCATTAAGCAGTTTTGTGATGATTACAATGTCACTCGCATCGTGATTGATAAAACGGGGATGGGATCGGGCGTTTATCAGGAAGTGAGAAAATTTTATCCAATGGCACAGGGCTTAGAGTATAACGCCGATCTTAAAAATGAAATGGTGTTAAAAACACAAAACTTAATTCAGAAACGTCGTCTTAAATTTGATAGTGGTGACAATGACATCGTGAGTAGTTTTATGACGGTGAAAAAACGCATTACTGGCACAGGGAAAATTACTTATGTTTCGGACCGTTCGGAAGATGCAAGCCACGGCGATTTATCATGGGCGATTATGAACTGCATTTTAAATGTGCCTTATGGTTTAGGCGGCGATGTATCAAGCAACAAATCAACAATATTTACCTTTGAATAGGATAACCCAATGAGCAAAAACACAAAAAAATACCACCGCACTTTCTACTGGAAATCAAGCACAGGCATTTAGCTTTGGTGAACCTATTCCAGTGATTGACCGTGCAGAAGTACTGAATTATTTCGAAAGCGTGTTGATGTATGAAAAATATTACAATCCGCCAATTAATTTAAGTTATTTGGCCAAAGCGTTAAATGCCTCAGCCCACCATAACAGTGCGATCACGGTGAAGAAAAACATTTTACTTTCAACGTGCAAAACAACCGCACTTTTACCTCGTACCCAATTAGAAAAACTGGTGCAAGATTACTTAGTATTTGGTAATGCTTATGTTGAGAAAACTGTAAATTCCTTTGGAAAGGTTGTCTCGTTAAAATCTCCTCTTGCTAAATATATGCGTGTCGGTGTTGAAGCTGGTGTGTTTTATCAGATTGTGAATGGTTTTGATGAATATGAATTTAAAAAAGGTTCTGTCTTTAACTTGATTAATCCTGATGTGAACCAAGAAATCTACGGCGTTCCAGAATATTTGGCCGCACTTCAATCTGCTTTTTTAAATGAAAGTGCCACATTGTTCCGCCGTAAATATTATCTGAATGGCGCGCATGCGGGTTCGATTATTTACATGACCGACCCAACACAGAATCAAGACGATATTGAAGCAATCAAAACACAAATCAGACAGACCAAAGGGACTGGCAACTTTAAAAATTTATTTGTGTATATCCCAAATGGGAAGAAAGATGGGATGCAAGTTATTCCATTGTCTGATGCTATCGCCAAAGATGATTTCCTAAACATTAAGAACGCAAGCCGTGATGATGTGTTAGCTGCGCACCGTGTGCCACCGCAACTAATGGGCATTGTGCCTAATAATACAGGCGGTTTTGGTGACGTTGAAAAGGCAACGCGAGTGTTTTTTATTAATGAGATAATCCCATTGCAAGAACGATTGAAAGAGATTAATAGTTGGGTAGGGGAAGAAGTGATCACATTCTCCGAATACAAATTACTACAATAGATCCTTTTCAAAATAAACAGCCCGCAGAAATGCAGGTTTTTTATTGCTAAAAGAGCTGTTTTTGTCCTGTATAGTATTAGCACTGCCCCAGTGTATTATATCAAATCAATCAATATGACAAATCTTAAATCCTTATTTCAGCCCGATTTTTCGCCCAATTGTACGCATGAAAAATCGCAGTCAAACCCTCGCCACGCCCGCACACTAAAGATGTCGATTTCAACGCAATTTTAGATCCTTGCCGAAGTCTTTTCAGATCTACCGCCATTCAGATCCTTATTATCAAATTCTTTAACGCAAAATTACTCAAGTAAATGCAAGTTTTGATGATACAATCGCCGCCCCTAAAAGACAAAATATCATCTGAATTAGCGTCTTGTTTTTTATGGTAGTAAGCATAGTAGTAAGGCTGGTTTACTTATAAAATATCTTTATTAAAAACAAATTGATATATATCTAGATCAGTTTCCCCCAGATCCACCAAAAACCAAAATCATACATCACTATAAGACATTACAAAGCCTTGATTTTACTGGAATTGACCTTCTCCAAAAAATTAGACTTATTTAGTTCAAGGGCTGAGCTATGTCATTCACAGGACTCAGCCATTTTGGTTTCCCCTGAATGCGCTCATGGTTGTAATAATGAATGTACTCATGAATTGTTTTTTCCAGTTGTTTGAACATCTCAAATCGTTTGCCGTAATAACATTCCGTTTTTAATCATCCAAAGAAGCTTTCCGTCGCACTGTTATCTAAATCATTTCCCTTCCTTGACATACTTTGTTAAATGTCATTTTCCCTGAGTATGTTTTGATAACCTATCATCTGATACTGCCAACCTTGGTCGGAATGTAAAATCGGTTTTGCGCCTGCAAGCCTTGCTACAGCTTGTTTCATCATTTGGGTAATTTGCTCAAAGTTCGGGCTTCGCGCTAAATCATAAGCAATAATTTCATTGTTAAATAAATCTTTAATGAGGGGATAAATAGAGCTTGCCTTTCACACACTTGAACTCGGTATTCTTAATCCCTAGCCATTTCCAGTGCCAAAATGTAAGCAAGCGGGTTCTGCAGAAAATTGCTTACTTTTAACCGATTGTATCATCTTAAGTTTAAATTCAGATGAGTAATTTCACTTCTTACCCAGCAACGCTAAGCCATTGATTCTAATATGATCAAATTGATTAATCCAATGTCACAATGTTCTGCTGGCAAGTTGAAAATGCCTGCAGGGGAATCAACAATTTTTACTATTTTGAAGATAAAACTCGATGACTTGTTGCTTGAAAAAAATTGTATTTGGTCATAAAAAAATCTGCACCTTAGTTGGTTGTTTAATCCAACTTTTGGAGTGCAGATCAAAAGTGCGGCCAATTTTTTTAGAATTCTTTTGAAATTAAACTTTCGGCTAATTGCAAATCAAGTGTGGAGTCAATATCAATGGAACGATAAGTTGGCATTAAATAAAAACGCATTGGCGCAATAAAAAAACGTTTTACTTTCAAAGAGACTTTCGATGTCATTAATATAAATTAGCACCATTTGCACGATAAGATTTCGGTAATTTTTGACGAGGGGATTCAAAATCCGTTAATTCGTGAATAGGCTGAACTTCAGTGCCTTCTAAAGTAAAGGATTTATAAGGATGATGCTCACATTCGCAAGCGGAAACCACTGATTTATATTTGCCGCCAAGGAAAATTTCCATTGCATTACGAATATCTAAAGCATTACGCAATGGGCTGGTTGGCTGCAAAAGTGCGGCGGTGCCTTGTGAAATATTGAGTGTTTCTAAGCAATGCAAAATAGCATCAATGGTGCGTGTATCACTTTGCGCCAAACTTTCAGGGCGTGCCACTGGTTTTGCGCCGTATTTTGTGGCTTCTTTTAAAATATTTTCACCGTCTGATGTCACCACAATTTGATCAAACATACCCGATTCTTGCGCTGCCAAAATCGCACGCCCCACCAAAGAAACACCACCCACAAGCTGTAAATTTTTGTCTTTAATTCCTTTAGAACCCGCTCTCGCAGGAATAATTGCAATTCTTGTCAT